TCTGCCACGTTGCGACGTAGCGGGTACGCACGGGCCATAAACTCCTTGGAGAGTGCCGACGTAGCGCCCTTCTGCGCGAGCTGCTCCGGGGTCTTGATGTTCATTAGCTGCTGTAGGTAGTGTTGGGCAACATCCTCTTGGGCCATTCCGCGCACCCCGGCCTGTTGCTTGCCTACAGCCTTGGCGATCTCGTTGCTGAAGATCTGTGACCGGCGCACGATCTCGCCCTGTCTAGTCTCGTCCGCCCACGCATCGACGCCTTCGATCTGTGCCACTTCCTGGCGTGCTCTAGCCACGGCTTCCGGGTCTGTCTGCTCAAGCATCTGCACAAGTGACTGTGTAGCTTGCTGCCCGGTGAGCTGCTCGCCCATGCCCTGGTTATTGACAACGATCCTCCCTTCCTCATCCCTGAGTAGGCCACCGTTGGCCCGCTCGAATGCAGTCGTCCACCAAAAGAACTGGTCGGCGTCGTTGTCGCCGCGCATCATCGCGGCCACAGCCGGGTTGATCCCGATCTCTTCTTCACCGACGCCGCCCACCGTTAGGCGCTGAAACGCCTGATTCTGGTTGTACACGTCTGAGTGAGGGTAGCGAGTAGTCAGGCCAAGTACCTGCTGCTCGTTGACAGTCTGGAGTAGTTCGGCGCTCTCGGCCTCGGACACGTCCCGGCCATACACCGAACGTGCGAATCGTCCCCATTGGGACGTTCCTATTCTCATCTCGCCTACGGGTATGTTCTCGTAGGCCGTACCTGGCCCGGCGACACCGGGCATCTCGCGAGTTTGCAGGCGCTTGACAAAGCCCTTGCCACTCACGGTCTCCGCAGCCGTCTCCAAGTAGGCCGGGTCATTGGCTAGAACGCCTCTCTCCCAGGTGTTGACCATCCGGGAGACTTCTGCGCCAGAGGGGTCTGTAGCCGACATACCCAAGATGTCCCTGGCAGAGGGCATCACCATACCACGTTCGCCCGGCATAACGATTTGCTGATTGCCAATACCAGCCTCTACCATAGCCCTAGCGAGTGCTCCACGGTCTCCACCTGACGCGACCTGTAGAGACATGATCTTGTCTTGGATGTCCTCATAGCGTAGGGCCTGTTCAGAGGGGTCGATCTGGCCGTAGGACGCCCACAAAGCCCTAGCAATTCCCACGTGGGAATCCGCCCGCCTACCCACACGTTCGACACGTTGGGCAAGCTCTGGCCTTGCGCTCTTGAGGTGGGCCATCTGTTCAGGCGAGACGCGGCTGTGTGCTGCCGGGTACTCTGTCCTGGCCCAATGCATCATAGGACCGGCATAGGCTTGGGTCGTGTACTGAAAGCCCAAGTTACCCGATTCAAGCCATCGGACGTTAGAGACACCTTCGACCGCACCAGAGAGATAGGCACCGGCCTTGTCGGGAGTGACCTCCCGGTTAAAGGTGACTTCGCGGGTATGCTCGGCCAACCCCTCGGCCAACCGTCGCGCTAGAGGCATATTGAGCTTGTCGCCCTCGAACAGGGATTCACCTGGCTGTAAAATGCCTAGCGCGCTGCCGGCAGATGCCATAAAGGTGTACGGGTCTTTGGGCGCATCCTCGTAGACCACGCCCAGGCGCTCTACTTCTTCGGCGCTCATGCCGCTGGCAATCAACTGCGAGAAGTCTGCTTGTCGGGCAAAGGACTTGGGGCCCATACCCTTGAGCGAGACAGAACCGCTCGCGCCACGTCGCTGTATGGTGTCCATCACCAGGGCCGGTTCGACCTTGCCGCCAACGACGACACCGCCGCCACCTTCCTCGTCACCGATGCGGTACATTTTGCGCTGTTCTTCGGTCAAGCCCTGGAACCAAGGGGTATCAGCAAAAGACTTGTCCAGGGAGATGTACCCACCGGCAAGCTGGGCCTCTGACCAGTGACGATCTTGGATCGAGACAAGGGCCTCGCCCTCCCTGCCTTCCAGCACGTCCAGTGCGCTGCCGCCTGACGCTGTAGCCCCTTGCCTGATCCTGGCCACGTTCTCTAGCTGCTCAGTGCCCCATCCGGTCAAGGGCCTCACTACAGGGGCGCGCTTCTCAAGCCGTTGGCCTGGTCGTACCATAGCCTGGCCCTCGGCACTAGAGAAAGAACCTGATAGAGGGACTAAGGTCTCTGCGCGTTGGGCACGCATAGAGAGACCTTGCCCGGTAGTCATCTCGCCCCACTCGAACCCCTTGAGCGTAGCCGTCTCGTATGGCTGGACGCCGCTGGCCTTGGCCTTGCCACCGGCCTGCGCCACGCCACCGATTGCGCTCAGTCGCCGTTCCTCCACTGAGACCATAGGAACCATACCGGCGCGCTCAGTACCACGGGCAATCATTCCAGGGTAGACCTTGGGCATAGATTGCGCTGGCACTCCCTTGAGGTAGTGAGTAGACGCGATGTCACGGAGGGCAGACTGAGGAAGCGATCGCTCATAGTCCAGGGGCAAGAAGCGAGTACCCAACCCCTCGCCTTCCTTGAGCTGGTTGGTACCCAAGCGGTAAGAAACCGTGTTTGCGAACTTGGCCGCAGGATCGGGCGCTGTCGCCGCATTCCCCTGTGCCTCGCGCAAAATGCCGCCTAGCACGTCCCAAGAGGATTCTCGCTTGATCCGTCCTGTGGGACCGCGTGGGCCTTGCTCGAACTCGCCACGGTTATGGATGTATGAAAAGCCACCAGGCAGGCGTACCATTGGGTTACCGCCCGGCCCGGCCTGTATGTCCAGATGTGCGCCAGATTCCTCAAAGAACAGCCGACGCTGGCCGCTCTCGAACGTCCGCGCAACTCGCCCGCCAAGAGGCTCTAGTATCTGTCGCAGATGGGCGTCAAAGTCGTCTTGGGTTGTGTCGAGAGGATCGCCTACCGTTAGGCTCATAGATGTCCCCCGGCCATTTGCCTGGCCTTATCGACCAAACTCGCATAGTGGTCACGTTCCTCCTGTGGAGGCCGCTTTTTGTCCTCGTGCATAGCTCTCGCGTGTGACACTGCGCGCAGGTCGGCCATTAGAGTAGCAGGTTGCTCCAACAGCCCACCGCTTACCGGGAGCGCCTGCCAAGCCTCCAACTCTCTGAGAAGGATAAGCTCGGCAGGTGCCTCCGGTTTTGGAGCATTCGGGTCTATGCTCTCCATCCTGTCAGCCAAGAAGGCGAGAGTGGCATTGTAGATGTCTATTCGCTCTCGGTCTCCTCGGCTACTGGAGGGTTTTCGCCATCTGACCCCGCACGCCAGTCCCAATCAGGGTTCACGTCAAGGCAGTGGCCCCAAAGGGTGGCAGACAGACGCGAGTCAGTGATGAGCGCCCAGGCCGCGTGGAACTGGTCAGGCGTCATGTCCAGCTTCTTGCCCCTGAACCGGAACAGCGGTGAACCGTTCGGGCGCAAGATACCCTCACACGAGGCGATGGTCAAGCGAACCTCGATCTCTTGACGCACCGAGAAGGGCACGGTGTTGGTTACCCGTACCGAGTCCTCATCAAGCACACGCTCTTGAGAGGCAAACAGGAGCGTATCACGGACCTGGTTGTCTACTGCGTTGGCCTGGCGAAACGTGACCTTGGCCTCGCCGGTCGGGTCAAGCTTAGTGAGCACAAACTCTTGTTTTACAGGATGCTTTAGCTCGATCGCCACGTAGGGCTCCTTTCTATGTAGGCCACGTGTACGAGGCGACTTCGTTCACCAGTTGGAACTGGAACGCATCGCCCGACGTGGGCCGGGCCACGAATCCGGTGATCGGGAGCTGCACGATGTTGACGCCAGCGGCCTCCGGGGGACTGGTTGCCGCATAATAGACCTTGGGCGCGTAGATCGTGAGGCTGTAGGGGTTTGAGTACCCCGAGATGTTCGCCGGTGACACAGCCTTGATGTTCATAGCGCCGGTAAAGATCTCGCTCGTCCAGGCGATGGATGCGCCGGTCCCACCGTTCGCCGCAAGCTGGAGGTACAAGTCCTCGTCTTCCCACTTGTACACCGCTTCGACGTTCATCGTTCGATAGAGACCGGTCACGTCGTCCGGGTGGTACGAACCGATGATGAACTCTTGCTGTGGCTGGCTCACCTGGTTGTTGAGCGTCACGCGGGCTCGCGTGATCGGGAGCGTACCGGCCTGAAAGTCAGGGATCTTGAACCAAGAACCCGAACTGGAGATGATCGCGATGCTCGTCGCATCCTCGGCGGTGTTGTAGGACCATCCGGACACGTCGTCAGAGAATGACGGCTCGCGGCCAAACAGCCCCAGGCGGGCAGTCAGGCGGCTCGCGCCGGCCAGGTCAAACAGGACGTTGGCGACCTTGCAGTCGAGTGCGGCAAGGCCAGAGTTAACGGCGCTTTCCTCTGAAGGGATCTCGCGCCGCAGCGATAGCCACTTGAGGGCCATATAGTCGCTGGTGTCCATTCGGAAGTAGTGGGTCTGTAGCCCGGCTTCCGGGGAGTCCGAAACGGTCGAGACGTTGCCGCAGGCCGCGAACAGCAGCCAGCCGATGTCCTCTTCGAGACGCGGGATCATATCGACGGTGGCCGCGTAGTAGCTGCCCAAGCGGTGGGCGCCATCAGCGATAGGGACACCACCAAGCTCAGGCGGCATAGGCTCGGTAATGTCTACCGGGCCACCACGTACCGCCAACGTGCGCATCTCGTAAAAGGTAGAGGCAGCGGCACCCTTGGCCGTTTGTCCACCAAAGGCCCACTTGCCTTCAAGGGTTGAAACACTCATTAGAGTCCTCCTTTGAACAGTTCAAAGTATGCATCCCACCAAAATTCGGCGTTGTGGGCCATATTCCTGTGGGTTCTGACCCACTCTCGCCCGGCCTCTCCCATAGCCTTGCGCAAGTTGGGGCAGTCTAGCAAGATTGTGATACACTTGTACCAGTCCTGCTCGTCACGTGCCAGAAACATCGCGTCTTCGTTTGCGATGCGCCGGTATGGCTCTGCGTCAGATGTTACCACAGCAGCACGCGATGACCAGTATTCCATAGCTTTGATTCCCGATTTTGACCAGTTGAACTTGTCTGAATCCACGAGGGGAGCAAGGCCGATGTCGATCTGGTTGACCATAGCCGGGTACCACTGATAGTCAACGGGCGCTAGGAACTTCATATTGGGTAGCTCTTGCAGGTACTTAGGGCAAGAACCGCCCACGACGAGGGTAACGTCCGGACGCTCGTTCAGGATGCGGTCTAAGGCCGGGTATGCAAGTTTCCAGTCCTCGTGATGCGTAGGCGTACCCACCAGGCCGATGGAGGGCGACGGTATAACACGCCGCCAGACCACCGAATCCCAAAAGTCCAGGTTGATGCAGTTCTGCAAGAGATAGACTGGCGGGTGTCCCTCGCCCATGTGCTTGATCATTTGCTTGCGCAAGGAGGGCGTCGAGACGGTCAGGGCATCCGCAGCCGCGGCTACACTCACGGCATCTGCGTCAAGGACGTGCCTGAACTCGTTGGTATAGTCGTCGTCGGTCTCCCAAACTACCTTCTTGCCGGCAGCCTGGAGGCGTAGGATCAACTCGATCAGCTTGCCGTCTATGTCGCCAGCTCGCTGGAACACATAGACATCGTAGCTGGTGATCTCCTTTCTGCCCAATTGTGCGCTCGCTCGTGCATAGCTGTACGGCATCCAATCAGCCGCATAGCCCAACTCGCGCAGGCGGGCGTATGGCCCGGTGACACGGACGAACGTGACGCCGGTTATGGTCTCACGCTCTGGCAAGAACGCCAGAACCCGCATATTCTTCCGAGTGACTACTCTAGACTGGACCACACTTGCACCCATATCTTTCCACGCCCGATCCAAGATGTCGGCGGGCCTCCACCCAAGGACATCTCAGACTTGGCAATACAATGGCGAGTCATCCAAATGCTCTCGCCATATTGGTCGGTGATTCCGAGTAGACGAGTCGAGTTTCGCAAGGCGTGCATCGCTATCCCGTGTACGTCGTTCATCACGGTGATTGCGTCATCGCGCTCTAGCCCCTCCCTGGTCAGGAAGATGTTGAGCTTGACGGTAAAGCGCCTTACCCAGGTCTCCCCGCCGCCGATCTCGTGCGTAGCGGACGGTGTGCCTGCTGGCGCCCACCCAGGCAGAGAGACGCACTGCATGTGTACCCATTCCTCCGGGTTATCCGGGTCGTTCTCGTGGACCTCTATCGGGTTTTCCTCGCCCTCCGGGTCGGCCATTAGCCTACCAAGGACGATCTCGCCCGATGTGCTCGGAGATGTGGCCGTAGCAAATGCGTCGGTCAGGTCTGCGACAATCGCGTCTTGTATCAGGGATACGATGAAGGCCATGTCACTCTCTCATTGATCTGGTCGTCAACCCTGGCCCACACCTGTTCGCGGTATCGCTTTAGCAGGTACTCGGCCACCTGCAAGAACGGGTTGTGAGTAGGGTTGCCAGCATCCTGCCGCCGACTGGCATACTGGCGTAGCTGTGGGTCCGCGATGGTCTGCTTTTCCACACACTGAGCAGACGCATAGTAGACGCACGCCTGGATTGCCCATCGTGGGACGTGGCAAGGCTTGGCCAGGTCGTCTACATCCATCTCGGGCCAATAGGCACGGTAGTACACCGTGGCCGCATAATCGAGGACATCTGTAAACTCTAGCGTCGTGTGCGTCCAGTACCAGTACAGCCCTGCGTACAAATTGACATCCGTTACCTCTGTAGCGTCCAGAGGAAGCACGGTGTAATGGTTCTCACCGTCTCCGGTGTCAACCGTTACCCGGTCTATTCGGTACAGGTCTGCCGGCAGTCTTTTGCGCTGTAACTCCGCAGCCACCGTAAAGGTTTTGGGCCGGGCCACGACCTTGACCAGATCGTCTTGTGCGTCATTCCAGGCGTCTACGATTTCCTGGTCAGAGACTCGTGGCGTTCGGCCCGCAACCTCTACATCGCTGAGGAAGCGGCGCATTCGTGCAAGCACCAGCTCCCAAGTCAGCATAAGCAAACTCCTAAACGTTCAGCGGCGTCTTGATGTTGCACCTAGCCTATTGAGGCAAGATGCCTTCAGCGGACGACGCGGCAGAGTACACCACATAGGCGTATTCGGGCTTGAAGGACTGGGCCTTTGCCGTCATATCCCAGGTGACGCGCAACTGCGCGAGTCTGTCGTCCACGATCGGGGGCGTGTACATCGCCGGCGCCTGGGTGACTGCCCAAACGACTGCGCGAGGGCCACCGATAAAGATCGTCGCGTTGATGTGCAGCGCCTTGGTGACATAGTGCCCCTGCTCGTACTCGCACTTGAGCACCGGCTTGTCCAGCGCGATGTTGTTGCCGTTGATCGAGACGATGCGACGGTTGGTCAGAGTGCCCTCGCGGTAGTCCACGCCATTGGTCACACCAAAGACCGAGGTGCGCGTCTTGTGCAAGGTGATAACGTCGCCTACCGTGAAGCCGGTGGAGTCAGCCACAGAGATGTACCGCTGGCCCGCGTCACTGTTTGCCGTCGAGGTTCGCAGGGATGCCTGGCCCACCGTATAGTGGTTGTGCACGGTCAAGGCCGCGCCGGCACCAACCGGAACATCCGCCGTCAGGGTCGTCTGTGCCGTGACCGTCCCGCAGTTCCACAAGACATTGAGAGGCGTCTTGATATAGCGGGTGTTGAGGTACTGGCCCATCTCGTAGTTCATCAGCATTTCCTTCTGAAGCGTCACGAGATTCTGACGGAAGTTGTCACTGCCGGCCGCACGCGGCTTTACCAGGTCGTACCACACGTTGTGCGAGGTGACCGCAAAGATGACGTTGCCGCCCAAGCCGGTCGGGTCGTTGGCACCGGGCACGTTCTTGTCATCCAGGATCAACCACACCTTGGCCGCAACGTCTGGATCATAGGTGTCCGAGGACGTGATGACGCCAAAGTTTGGGAAGTTGGAAGCAGTCATCGTATTCGACGTGTGACCACTGATCAGCCAGAACGGGCCAGACAGGAACGCATCGCGCGCCAACTCGTCAATCTGTTGGGTCATCGAGAGCCCCAGCGCGCCACGGGCGATCTGACGGATGTCGCCGCCGTTCTGACGCCAGTAGGCCACGCGGGGGTCGTGCTTGTGGAGAGCAACCTTGCTACCGTAGCTCGCGCAGTCAATCGTGATCTGACGCGAGTCAAAGTATTGGGTCGTCAGCCAGAGCGCACGGTCATCAATCGTGGACTTGTCATAGTCCAGGTCATAGATTTCCGTGAAGTGCATCTGTGCCGCCGAATTCTGCAACATGCTCACCGCAAAGGTGGTAAAAGCGCCGTACACGTTGTGACGCCTGAACTGGTCTGCCAGCTCAGGCACGTAGTACGGAATGGTCTTCTTGTCGATACCTGACCAAGGCTCCTGGCCGTAATAGGTATCGAATCCGGTCAATGCTCCAGCCATCTAAAGTCCTCCTGGGATTTACACCCAGGCTAGTTTGATCCGCCTGCTTGCGTCCAGGGGTCACCCTGCGAGGCGTTGGGAGCTTGTGAGCCACCAAACGCGCCGGGCATTCCCGCACCCACATCCGCATTCTGCACCGCCGTCTGCTGGCCCAAAGCGGCGGGCGTGATGCCCTGTGCCTGTGCCATCGTTCGGTAGTGATTGGGGAACGGGTCTCGGAACTCCCCTGTACCCAGGCTGGCGTGTGTCATACCTGGGTGATTCCTGTAGATTTCCATCCATTGGTCATACGCGGCGCGATCGCGTGACCGTAGACCTTCGTCCATCACGTGTTCCATCACTTGCTCGTATGACGGTGGCTGGCCAGGACCGGCAGCGCCTATACCAGGACCGGCACCAGGGGTAACGCCTGCGAGATTCTGGCGTACCTGCTGGACGGTTTGCTGAGCTACACGCTGCCCAAGCTGCTGACGTACCGCGTCAAGAAGCTGTCTTTGCTGGTCGGGGGTCTCCAATCGCTGTAGCGCGCTCGCGATTGGAGCTAAATCCGGATACTCTTGCTGTACCAGAGTCGCATACGCGGCTTCGCGCATCGCTTCCGCAGCCTGCGCTTGCGTCTGGATAAGCTGGGCCTGAGACTGTTGCGCGACCTGCTGCCACTGGTTGGCTTGCGTGGTCAACTCTTGGGCCGCGGCCTGAGTCTGTTCCAACTGCTCTTGCTGTGCTCGCAGTTGCTCGGATTGGGCCGTAAAGGTCTGCATCAAGCCCCTATAGCGGGCCTCCCAAGAATCCGGCTGTTGCTGAGTGGCGTCTGTGCCCGTCTCGCCGCCAGGGGTCGGGTTCGTCTGCGCCTGTTGCACGCCGGCCTGCTGAGTGGTGTCCCCAGGGGCCTGCCCGCCTGCACCCGCAGCCGTGCCTGGACCTTGCTGATTTTGAGTGGTTTCTTCTGCCATTATTGTGCGTTCTCCTTACTCGCCTAGCTTGTAGGCATTGCCGATGGGCCTGCACCCGATGTCTGTTGAGCACCGCCGCCAGGCCCACCAAAACCGGCAGCCGCTACACTTGCCTCGATCTCCGCTTGCCGCTCAATGTCACTCCATATCCGGGCCTCCTCTTGCTCGGTCCAAGACGCTTCACGTTCCTCAAGAATCTCTAGGGCGCGCTGCTTGGAGATGAGTCCAGCCGATGCCCGGACAACGGCCTCGTTGACCTCGGCCTCACGGTCTCGCGGTAGCATCGGGCTCCACATAGGAACTATGTCGTACTCGGCCATACCCTCCCGCAAGTTGTAACCACCCTTGGTCACTGCGACAATGATCGCCTTGCGATTGAGCGACCGTAGGCCGTCCGTCCAGTAGCCCCTCGTAGCGCGCACTGCACTCGACAAGGGCCACATACGAAACGCCAGGGTCAAAGCACTGCGCTGGCTCCCCTCATCCTGGCCATAGCTGACTGGAGGGGTGTACGCGGATTCTCGCGTCACTTCCTTCAATTCGTTCATCCAGTCCAGCGTACCAGCGGGGATCTCGCCTCCGCGCACTGCAAACACGTCTGGTTCATCGCCGCCAGGGTGACCCATGCCCAGGTTGTTCAACTGGGCACCACGTCTAAGGCGTTCAAGCCCCTTGGTGCCCATAGGTCTGCCCCTGACAAAGAGGTGCTGGTGAGTCGCGTCAAGCACAGCATCCCCGATGTCGGCGGCTCGCTCATTGTAGGTATTCTGTAGCCCGGTGACGTTTTTGCCCAGGCTCATACCGTAAAAGCTGCCCCCTCGGTCCCTCGGAATGTACTCGACCGGAATGACGCCCAGGCCGGATAGGGGGTCTTTGTATGGATTGTCCCCGGCCATCGGGATATGACGCTCGGCGTCCCAATAGGCCAGGTCGTCGTCTACGCGCACCTCGTACATCTCTGGCGTCCAGTGCTCTTGGACCGTGTGGACGCTCTCGCCAGAGTCAACCTCCACGTGATAGCGCCTGGTGGCTTGCATGCCGTCTACCTGGTAGACGATGTAGGCTTCCAGTAGCCGATGATAGTCGTCCGGATCCCAGACCGGGAAGAAGGCGTCCGCAGCAACAGACCGGATGTACACCCGCTTGTGAATTGGATGCCACACCACCCGGAACACTGACCCGCCAAGCACCATACACAGAAGGCCACTCTCGAGTAAATGTGAGTTGCCGGAACTGTGCCGCCAGATACGGGCGAGTGCTCTCTCGACAAGTTCAGAGTCGGCTCGCTCATCGCGCACCCTGAATCGCAACACGTCAAGGTCAAACTCGCCAAAGAGTGCCGCCCGGTGATTCATACAGGCGACCTCGAACATATTGATGCCCAAGGGGTACTTGAGATCGTCGCTCCGGTTGCTCAGCGTCTCGTCAAAGATGGAGCGGTCAAAGTATTGCCACATATCGCTGTAGAGTTGACTTTGCTGGCTCCATAGCGTATGATGGTAGCTGTCAGGTGCCATCGAGGCTATCAGGTCGGCGTAGACCTCTGTGTCCCACGATGACCAAATGCTTGCTGCCATACCCTACCTCCGTGGACGGCTATCAATTCGAGGGCGCGCGATGACTTGATCGTCGCCAGCGTCCTCCCAACCGTCTGCCAGGTGTTCGGCGCTCTGTGCCTCTGCCGCCGCTTGGTCGAACAGGTTCCAGATGCGCCACCTCCTCAGCCAGGCCGCAGCGACCATCAAGGCCGATACGATGTCTTGTGCCAGCTTGTTGTCAGGGAGTGTGTAGCCCACTAGCTGATTCCTCATTCCTCTGATGAATGGCGTCTGGAAAAGGCCGCGCTGGTAAATCTGTATCGCGGCCTGGAGCGCCTCATTCTTTTTGTTGCCGCTCATGTCCATCTGCTCTACAAGCATCTGCTCGCCGCCTAAGCCCAGCGTAAAGGCGTACTCGCCAAGGGACTTTTGCGGCCCGGTGGTCTCTAGAGCGGCGTTGAGAGAGCAGTTGTAATACTGCCACCAGGTTTTGTACTGCTGTTCAAAGTTGTGGTACTTGCCCTGCCCGCTCACCCAGGCAAAGGCGGCCATCTTGGCTACACTGCCCTCTTGGAAGGGGAAGCCGGTGATGTCGAACACCATTATCACGCCAGCGTTGCGCCTCGGGACGTTGCCGGTCCCTGGATCGCCCACAATCAGGTACTCGTGGCCCGGTATATAGGGCAATGAGTAGCGGAGCACACCAAGGCGGCTCGTTTCCTCGTACAGCGCCCCAGGCGTTTCGGCCAGCATCGCTTGATAGGCAAGTTCGTTCAGGTCTCGGCTCTCGCACGATCGTACCACGTGGAGGGGGAAGTATTCACCCCGGCCCATTGGCCTAGCGCCGTCCATTTCGATGGTCCTCAGTTCTTCCGGTATGTCCTCCATCATCAACTCGATGTCTCTGGTTGTAAGGTGCGGATTCTGGTCTGTCCGGACGGTAAAGCTCAAGTACCGTTTCATATTCTCCGCAGCCCGGTCAAAACGGTCCCACAGATCCGGATTGTCTGTCGCCGTCGTCGCTACACTTAGCCTACCAAGGCGCGCACGCCCGTAGGGAGTCTTGCCACGGAGACGAGTACGCATAATCGCGCAGGTCGTGGTCAGCGTGTCGATAAAACCAAACTCGTCGCCGTTCATCCAGTCGCCTTCCCAACCTCTCAGACGGCTGATGTCGTCCTGTGCGGTCATAAACCGCATCGTTGACCCGTTGTACAGCTCGATGATAGGGTACGGCTTGCGGGCGATCCGGGTGATGAACTTGTCGGCGTATGTCCCGGCCTCGGCCCACTGCAAGATAGCGTCGTACATCAAGGTAGACTGCCAGGACGTGGGTGCCACGTTCATAAAGTGGAAGTGCTCAAGCATCGCCGTCCACGTCGCCGCAGAAATGCCCACGCCCAAGGTCTTACCTGACCCCACCCCGCCGATGACCGAGACGTTCGGCTGTGCAGCATGGTGCAAGTAGAGCTGCCACCGCTGGAACTCGAACCCGTTCAGGTAGTAGCTTGTAAAGACGCTGCCGTTGTCTACGGCCAGGTCAAAGACCTCTAGGTCAGTCGCCGTCAATGCCAAGTAGAGTCTCCAAACGGTCTATGATCGGTTCCCAGGCCAAGTGTTCTTGAGCATAGGCCGTCACACTCGCTCGTAGCCGCGCTCGCAGGTCGGCGTCCTCGGCCGCCTGAAACGCCAGGGCCAACAGGGCCTTGTAATCGTAGCCGCAGCGTAGGCAGTTCTCGCCGTGTACCAAGTCCTCGTCACCCTTGCGGAGGGCGCGCACCGTGAACGTTCCGCAGGCCATAGCCTCCAGGGGAGCAAGCGACCGGCCCTCATACTTGGACGCCTTGAGCATAAACTCAGCGCCAGAGTACAGGGCGCGATAGTCGGCCACGGTCGGGTTGAGGACGAACTGATCAAAAACGTCCGTCGCGGGCCTCACTGCCGCTACACCTTTGATCACGTAGCCGTATCGGTCCCTGAGCTGCCTGGCAATCGCCCACCCGTAGCCCTTGGTGTCCTTGGCCTCGTTCCGGCCGTCGCCCTCCACCAGGATGTAAGGTGCTTGTGGCTCCTGGTCTACCGGGTAGAACTCGCCAAAGTTGACGCCGTTGGTGATCTGATGGATGACCTGGAAGGGCCATTGTCTCAAGAACCTCTCTAGCCACTCCCCGATGGTAATGACCTCGAAACCCTTGTTTGCTGCAAGTTTGTAGGTCCGTAGGGCGTCGTTCCACCGCTGAGACTTGGCCAGGAAAAAGTAGTTCTCGGCCATCTGGACAAAGTACACCATCTTGGTGCCGGGTGACTGGAAGATCAGCGCACGGTCAACGGTCGTCGGGTTGGTGCAGATAACAATGTCCCACTCGGCGCTACGTGCCGCGTGAATGCGGGAGCACTTGGCGTCACCCAGGTCAAACCAGTCCGGGTCCATACAGTTGTCATTGTTGAGCAAGCGCACGTAATGCCCTCGCGCAGCCAGGCCCTTGGCATACTCCCCAACAACACGGGCCCCACCAGACCGGCCCCACCCTGGAAACAAGAACAGGATTTTAGCCATCGCTGTATACTCCGTTATGCGGTAGCCCGCTCTCCTTTAGCTCGGCCAGGAGGCGCGCTATCACACCATCGCCGCCGTTCACGTCGTGAATGAGCATCACGCAGGGCACCTTTGCCTCAACCACCGGATCAGCGTCCGCCGGGCAAGCCGCCCAATTCGCCCACCGCATCAGGGGCACGTCCCAGGCGTCGTCACCCACAGCCAGGCACTTGAGCGGGTCCAGGCCAAGTTCCTCGACCGTCTTGACCTTATCGCGGGTATGAAGGAACTCAGCGCCACGCTTCTCAACCCAAATGGGTGTACCGGGCCATTCGTCCGCGCTCATCACGTAGACCTCTACGCCCATTTGCACGAACTCGCGGATAGCCCGGATGTCCCTGGTATGGAACGCCTTGAACATCTTGCTGCCATCACAGCCGATGTACTGCTTACCATCGGTCAAGACGCCATCGGTGTCAATTAGCAGGTACTTGATCCTACTCGCCATCAGTCCTCGTCTCTAGGGCCATCGCCCCCATCGGTGGCGTTCGTCAGTGGCCACCCTAGTTTTCGACCAAACGCAATCCACCAACGTTCGCGCTCGCGCCAGCGCCCCTCGGCCTGCTCCAAGATGACCATCTGAGGGGCTTTTCGATGCTCTACCAGAAGCTCGCGTATCCATCGCTTCTTGGGCGTACCAGTGCCCTCCAGAGCATCCTCAATGTGCTGCCGTAGCCGCCTGTTGGGATAGTCGCTCTTTCCAATGTAGCCAATCAGCCCGGTTCTAGGATCGACCAGGGCATAGACGTAGCTAGACATACAGAGTACGCTTGTCCCTTCTCACCAAATGAGGATGGCAGGGCCATAGCGTACACATCCAGTCGCCACCGTAGACCGAGATCAAGGCTTCCTCTGTCGCCTTGTCCGACTTTGCACGAATCTGCCGGCGCGCTCGGGTGATCGGGTGTTCCGCTTTGTCCTTGACACGCAGGTACTCGTGCTTGAGAGCGGCGGTCGTGCAGACCTGCAAGTTGTACCCCGCCTGGCGCGCACGGTATGACCATTCCAGGTCCATACCCCAATAGCCTAGCTTGTCCCACAGTGGGCCAGCGTCTTGCCAGGCCGCTGTACGCACGAGGGGAGCGGTCCATTCGACAAAAGGAATGTCCTGGCCGTTCTCGTTGCCCTTGTCGCCACGTAGGTGCGTATGGTCAGAGTTGAAGACCGGATGGATAGCCGCGGTCTTGTCCGTGGCGACCTCCAGCATTTTGCCTAACGCCCCTTTGCCAAACTCCACATTGGTAAGGTGCCACACCCAAGGGTAAAAGTTCCCCAAGACCTCCATACCCCTGTTGAACACGGGCGTCATCGGCCCTGTTCCGTTCAGGCGAGGGATAACCAACACAGCAGCCACCCCCGCATCAAGCGCACACTGTACCGTCCTCTTGGTCCAGTCAGGTTCTTGGTAGCCAAGCACTAATGCCGCTACCTCAGTGTTACACATAGCCCAGGGCCTCCAATCTCCGAGTCACTTCCGCAGCCTCGTCCACGGTAAGCGCATCGGCCTCAATCCCCTTCAAGTCGCGCTGCACCTCGTGGAGCACAGGCAACAAGGCGCCCACCTCCCTTGATGGGCTTTGCGCCAAGGGGTCAGTCAGTAGATCGAACTGCATCGGCTGGCGGGTGGCACTGGCGATCACCAGGGTGTCATTCTGGCGGATACTGGCAACTCGCGGGCGCGATTCCCGGTAACCCGAACTGTAGCATTCCTCCCCAGGTATGGCCCGGACCCTCTTGCCCAGCGTAGCCACTGCCACAACCAACTGAGGGAAGCCCGCCATCGAGAAGGGCGCTTTGTAGGTGTACTTGCGCGCCTTGTCCCTCACAATCAAGGGGACGTGCAGCAAGGGAGGGAACATCCTGCCGGCAGGGTGACCAAAGAAACCGTGCTCCATCATTCCGTCGCCGTGGTCGGCTGTCAAGATGGTCACGTCCGGCTTGATCCTCTGCTCCAGGTCCAGCACCAGGTCGATAAGCTTCTGAACGCCGCCCATGTACAACTGGGTGAGAATCGGGAGGCCGGTCTTGTCATTCTCTTTGTAAAAGTGCTTGTGCTCGTGACCGATCCCACCATAGGGCCAGTGGGTGACCATCGAGTGATAGATCACCAGCCAGGGCGAGGGAGGCAGGTTGTCTATGATGTCTTGCGCGCCTGCTCCGTCAGCCTGGTGGAGCTCGCCAGCCCACCGGCTAAACGGGTTCTCTGTCACCACGTAAGGGTTATGGTCAGGGCAGCGATCTGGCAACATCGTGCCGGCCGGTGTAGCGTGCCTGGTAACGTGCCCGTGCTCGTGAGGCAATAGCCCGGTGTAGAGACTGGCAAAGGCCGGGATTGTGGCACTGCCGCAGGCCCAGGCGTTGGCGTACACAGCCCCCTTCTTGAACGAATCGGGGACCGCATCGGCGCGTAGACAGTCCGCGACGACGACGAGAGTGTTCTTTAGCGCCTTCGACATTGGACGATCCTCCGAGTGCTGGCCTTGACCGGCGCGTGGAAGTCGAACAGCCTGAACCCTTCCTTTTCCAGGGCCATGACAATCGCCTTCTCGGTCATGTACCAGCAGTGGTACTTGTCGGCCAGGCAGATCGGCCACTGCTCCATAGCCTCTACGT